AAACACGTGGTCATGGTCAATTAAGTTTCTTCTTGTTAAATAAACAATATGTCAGAACATTCAATACAAGACGATGTTCGAGTAGCTTTATCAAAATATGGCTACAAAGTTTTTAGAACAGCAGCCGGAAAAATAAAAATGTTGACCGGTGGTTATTTTGATCCAGGAATGCCGAACGGCTGGCCGGATTTTGACTGGTTTCAATCCTGTAGATCACACGATTTTCTTTATTGAAATGAAGTCACCTATTGGAAAACCTAGAGACGATCAAATAACATTTCATAAATTTTTAAAAAAATACGGTGTCTGTCATGGCATCGCTAGAAGTCCGGAAGACGCTATAAAAATTGTTCAAGGGCAGTTATGCGGTTATGGATTTGAAAAATATGATAGGGAGGAAAAATGACAGATAAAATTAAGTATCCATGGTTAGCCGTAGGTAATGATGGCCTTGTTGATAATATAGAAGACAATAAAGATTTAGCTAGAAAATCAATGAGTGAGGATGGCTTTCTTGCTTATGCTGAACCATTTGAACCTATCAAGATTACAAAGGCACAAGCAGAAATTGTTAAATATGATGCCAATTGTCAATACAGTTTATCTATGTTAATTCAAGATTTACAACAGTATCTATCAGACAAAGATATTGCTTTTCTGTTCCTGCACCGTAACAACTGGCGTGACTTTGTTGAGATTGAACCCGAGAAAAAGTACTACTTAATAAGTCGAGACTTGGAAAATATTGGACAAAATAAAAATAAGTATTTCAATATTGATAAGTCTGGAGTGATAGCACCTATTTTTTCGGATAACAACGAGGTAGATAATTTTCAAACGCAATTCACGCAAGCAGAAATTGACAAATTAGGGGACAAAGTTTCTGGATTGAGGAAAGAAGAAGTGAAATGACGTTTAAAAAAGTGGGCACTGTTGAAAATATTTATGATAACTCGTTGAGCTTACTAGAACAATTTCCAGACTCTGTAATTCCTCCAGATTGGTGGGCAGATGTTAAATTAAGCCACGGGGAATTTACCACTTATAAAAGCGCTGATGTTTATACGTTTGACCCCGTTAAACTCCCTAAGTTTGTGGTCGACTGGTTTGGTGCATTGGAACTGACCCCTAAGGACAATGATATATCATCAAAAGTGAAAATATTATCAATTCTTTTTGATAATTCTAGGTTCCATACATTGCCTAAAGAGGTTCAAAGTTGGTTGCAAAAAACGCCAAATAGTGACAAAGAAATAGTAGAAGCCATTTTATATGGCTACGAGATAGATGATGACGCTTGATGAATTTCGAGAAGTTAAACGCACAGCTGAGCACAACAATAAGCCGTATTTCGTTAATTTAGGATTTCAAGGCAACGAATTAAATAGTACTAAATATTATTTAGAAAGGAGAGTACATGGTTGGCAAACAATTATCGCCTGAATTTTATGCAGAATTATCTAAGCACATGAAACCTGAAAATTATCCATATTTTGGAAGCATTTATAGCTGGTTTGATAATGAAAATTCATTTTCTACAAAACTTCAAACAGATTGGTTGGTTGAACGTATCGGCTTGCAGGAACAAGCAGATTCACTTGCCGCTGCCCATATTGGCAAGAATCATAGCGTTGCTCACATTTATGGAACTAAAAAATACTGCAAAGATATTTGCAAAATGGAAATTAAAAGTATGAGGTCAGTCCATAACAATCGTTTAAAAGAAATCATTAAAGCTGTCAATGAAATTAGATCATTTTAGAAAGGAGAGTCAATGGAACAAATCAGTTTGCTGGACGAGGTCGATGAAAAAGCCACGATCGAAAATGTCAGATCATTCTTCAAGTCAAATCATAATCGCCCCAGTAAATTCGAGCGTTTAGTCGCTCAAGCCGGGACATCGACCGATGATTTAAAATCTTCGATCTGGTCGGATATGCCTAAATCCGTTTCAGTTGAAAACTCCCAAGAAAACAAAGTCTTTCGTCGTATGGAAGCTCAAAGCCAGTTACAAGCCTGTCTTCTATCTATTAAAAACATCCCCTTAAAATACCGTCGTTTATTTATCAGCTATTACGTCGATAACATCTATCACGATCGGCAGTGGACTGATGTTTCTACTGCTCATGGTTATAGTCGAACAGAAGCCAACGAACACATGAATAAAGCTCTGCTCTGGTTTGCCGATGCCTATGTAGGAGAATACGACTTTCACATTTATAAAAAAGCGGACAAACACACTACAAACGTAGGTCTTGCATAGTACAAATAATTTGTATATTAGTAGTATCGAAAGATTAAAGATATGAAACAAACGATTATTTATACGAAAAACAATTGTCCGCAATGCAAAGCTACTAAGCGCTGGCTTAACGAACACAATATCGATTATCAGGAAATCAACACAACGAACGATCAAACGGCAATCAATCATTTAAAAAAGATTGGTGTTGAAAGGCTGCCGTTTATAATTGCCGATACAGGTAATTGGAGCGGATTTAAACCTAATTTATTAGAAAAGCTAGTCTAACGACCGGCTTTTTATTTTGGAGCAGACATGAAGTTAATAGCATTTATTGTAGCAATCACATTATTGGTGGTTGCTTTTAATTTACATAGAAAACCAAAGATTTCCAATTCTACAATCAATGAATTAAACAAAGATACTGAATATCAAATTCCACAAGAAGTTATTGATGCAATGAATGTTGTAAAACGTCAGCATAAAAGTGAATTAAGAAGAATGCATAGAAAGTCAGTACATAAATGAGATGGACTAAAGATATCTTAGAGAAAGCCAAGTCATTAAAAGATCAAGACTTAAGTTATCCCAAGATAGCCAAAAAACTGAATAAAGAATTTTATATTTCAGTTTCGGCCAGTTCTGTCAATCATGCCTTGCTTGATTATCAAAGAGGTAAATATCATTTTACCGATGAAAGACAAAAGGGCAAAGAAGACTTTTCCAGTAAACAGAACTTTGATGATAATGGCAATGTTAGTTCGATCGACTTTAATCTAAAGTTTGAAGATTTCAGACAAACATCAAGCAAGAAACCGGCAGATATTTTGAGGTTTGCCGGTTATGATCCGTTAGATTGGCAAGTATCAAATGTAGTTAATAACGATTGGTCAGTAACGAACGGAGATGGTGATAAATATTGGAATCATCAAGTTAAATTGTCCGTTAAGCCAAAGACTAATGATGATCTATCAATTGATGAATTAATCAGTCTCTTTAATGAAAAGGTCGAGCCAGTCAAAGTTATTAAATCTAATGTACGTGGCAAGAACAATTTAGTAATTGCCTGTTCTGATTTTCATTTCGGGATCACGAAGTTTAAAGACGTTGAAAACCGTTTAGTTGAATTAATCGATTTAATTCATCGTGGTTGGAAACAGATTGTTATTACTCAATTAGGCGATCTATTACATTCGGATGCTTTAAATTCTTCTAAGACAACTAAAGGAACCGAATTAGATCCGATTGATTTTGTGCAGGCTGTCAGAGATGCAGAACGTTTTATTTTTCCGATTATTGAAGAATCGTATAAATACTCTGATTCGATGCAGATGTTTAATATCAACGGCAATCATGACGAAACAACCAGCTTTATGTTTCAAGAGATGTTAAGAGCTAAATATCCGGAAATGGATATAAAAGTCAATAACAGTTATCGAGAAGCTTTTGTTGTTGGTAAGTCAGTCGGCTTATTAGCCTTGCACGGTCATGCTGCTAAAACCAAAGCGCCGATGCTATTTGCGACTGAATATCCAGAGATTTGGTCTAAATCGACTTATCGCATGGTCTTATATGGTCACTTTCATAAAGAAGTAGTTAATGACGACTTTGGTGTAGTTGAACATCAAGTAGGAACATTCAAGAAAACTGATCCCTATGAAAGCAAAAATGGTTATACGATGGCAACCAAGAAGATGGAGTGTTTTGAGTTCGATGATCAAACGCTAAAGGATATTCATTATATATAGAAGGAAAACTATCAACCAGACGAAAGCTGTCATGTCGGTAAACGCAGCATACATATTATGAATAAACAAATTAAACAATTGAATAAATATCCACCGTTAATATTCGTTGATGTGTATGGCAAAGACCATTCGGTCGTGAATATCAAAGAATTCTATTTATACAACCAGAGCTTGAATTGTTACTGCTCTGGTTTTTTATATGGCCAAGCAGAACTAACGAATGTGCCAACGAAGATTAATGAAGTTGAATTACAAGCAGCAATTAGAAACGGATTCAATTGTGATGAAAGGTGGGTGATTAAATGATTGTTCCATTTAATAACAACGAGGATATTTCATCCCCAAATAAACACGAGCATATTCAAGTTCGCTTTAATAATTTGAATGAACCAGAAGTATTTGTTGATGGCATTAAAAAAGAAATCGAATACATTAGTTACGAATACAATCGTGACAAAACTGTTGGTCAACCCAGATGGATTGATATTGAATATTTAGATCATGGCGAAGTTAAAAAGATATACAAAGACAATTCAAGGAGAAATAAATAGCGTGGAAGTCAGACAATGCCGAGCGTTAAATTGCCATAAGCTTGTGGAACTCCCACATTATTATTGTGATGAACATCGTGAACTAGAAGCTGCATATCTTCAATCACGTATGAAATGGTCGCATAGTCATGACAAACAATACGCGAAACGTTATGACAAGACTAAACGTGTGGCAACTCCTATTAAACGTGAACAGCATAAGTTTTATAAGAGCAAGCAATGGCAAGACTTACGGACAGTGGTATTAAATAAACAACATTATCTTTGTCAATATTGTTTAACAGAAGGACGTGTGACACAAGGCAATACGATTGACCACACAATACCAATCAACTTTGATCCAACTAAAAAAGATGACGTGAACAATCTAAATGTTATCTGTCCAGAGTGTCATAGGTTGAAGACTGATTGGGAATACAAACATTATTACTTGCATGGGAAACGAATCGTGAGCGCTGAAGCAATTAGCAACGTCAAAGAAGTTAATTACCTCATGCGACAGAGCGATGGTAACCCTCAAACGGGGAATGCTAAGGGATTCAAGGGAAATACTAAGAATTCCAACCGGTCTTAAGCGACCGTCAAAGAATAAAAGTATTAAAATGTAATAAAGGCATCAAAAAGCGCCGTCATTCAATTTTTAAAAAGCAACGTGTAATTCATTAAAAATAATTTTAAAATGCGTCAGACAAAATTTTTACCCCCCGCACGGCAATGTTTGAGGGGACCGTACCCAGCATGCATGACTTGCGATTTTTTTGAATTTTTTAAATTTTTTTATGTAGGGGGGCTGATTTTTTTCGGGAAATTCCCTATTTTTTTGTGAAAGGAGATTGAAATTAATGTCAAAAACGAACAAAAATGTTAAAAAGAATGAAATTTCAACCACTCCTCCAAAATATTTAGGAGATACAGCTAAAGAAATGTATCGAACTTTGGCAAAATACTTAAAAAATGATGGAAAATTAGACAAAATTGACGAAAATTTAGTAGTTTTATATGCCACTACTTATGAAATTTACTATGAGGCCTATGGCCATATTCAAAAGCATAAAGAAGTTCAAGCAATATATCATTCGGTTCAAGATTCTACCGGAAAGATTATTGCAAAAGACTTTGCCGGCTTTAGAAAGAATCCGTCTGTGACAATTTACTCGGATGCTGTGGCTAAACTAGCCAATCTTGGCAGCCAGTTAGGCTTATCACCTAAATCACGGGCAGAACTTGAAAAGATAGTCCAGCCAAAGGATGACGGCGACAGCGAGAGTGTTGATGACCTTCTTAATAAAGGAGGCGGTTCGTTCTGATTGATAAAGTTGATTTGAGTTCAACACACAATGTTGAAAAAGCGTTCAAAGAAATTGATTTCCTTCCTATCATTAATGAGTACAAAGACCCAGCTACAAAATATGCTTTTAAAGTATTGAGTGGCAAACAAGAAGCTGGATATTTTATTAAACTTGCCAGTTTTCGGCATTTGCAAGATTTAAGACGTGTAGAAGCTCATCAAAAAGATTTTCCTTATCATTATGACCTGCAAGAATGCCATCGGATTTTAAACTTTGCTTCAATTTGTCCCGATGTAAATGCCGGTAAACCACTTCCTTTAATGGAATGGCAAAAAACAATTCTGTGTTTGGCAGTCGGCTGGCGAAATGATTATGGTTTTAAAAGATTTGATCGTGTGCTTTTGTCAGTTGCACGTGCAAATGGAAAATCATATCTTTGCAATATTTTACTTTGGTATGCGTTTTTGATTGAAACAAAAGGAACTATGAATGCCGATATTGGCTACATCATGCCAGTTTCAGAACAGCAAAAGAAAACGTGGCCTTATCTACAAACCACTGGCCATCGTTTGGAAGAATATCAAAGTTTTAAAAGAGATTATTTTAAAAAATATGATATTGCGATTCAAGAATTGGGTATTCAATCGAGAAAAACACATAATAAGATTTTACGTTTAAGCAATGAAGCGGGTCAATTTGATTCGTTTCATTTTTTATATTGTGTTCGTGATGAAGCTGGTGATCCGCGTTATGCAAAGTATGACAACTTAGGGAAGATTACTTCCGGACAGCTAACAGTTCATAATCATCAGCTTATTGAGATTTCAACGGCCTATGACAGCATCGACACTAAATTTTATGCTGATGAACAAAGATTAAAAAATGTCATGGAAAAAGATTATGACCGTAAAGAAGACAACTATCTTTGTTTAGTCTGGGCACAGGATTCATTGATGGAATTTCGTGAACCGAAAACTTGGATTAAATCAAATCCAATTTTAGGACTTGATAAAGACGGCAGTGTTCTCGATGCGATGATTAAGTCAAGAGATTCTAAAGATGCCGATGGTTCTTTAAACGAGTTTCAAAACAGAAACCTAAATATGTGGCTGCAAGTCAAAACTGACAGTTATTTAAAATTAAAAGACATTGAAAATACTCGTATTGATTCCTTTGATATTAAAAATCGAGAAGTATTTATTGGCCTTGATATTTCGATGGATTCTGATAATTCGGCATTAGGATTTGTATTTCCTTATGTTGATAAAAATGATCAACCAAAGTTTCATTTTATACAACATAGTTTCATACCTTGGCAACGTGCCGGATCAATTGATTCAAAGGAAAAGCAGGATAACGTGCCATACAGAAAATTAGCTGAACTCGGCTTATGTTCGATTACAGAAAATGAGTTCGGAATAATTAGCGTGCAGCAGATATTTGATTGGCTTGTGGATTTTGTTAGCACGAATAATTTAAGAGTTTCTTTGTTTGGTTACGATATTTTAGGTTATTACCGGATTCAAGATTTAAAAGATACAGTCGCTCGTAATTTTCCTAATTGGCCAGTTGAAGCAATTACACAAAAGACATCGGACTTACAAAATCCGGTTAAATTTATGCAAGAAGCTTTTATAACTGGCGAAGTTACTCATCCTAAAGATCAAATTATGGAAAAAGCCTTAAGAAATGCCGTTACAAAGACGAACAACGTTGGTATGTATATTGATAAACCAAAATCAAGTTACAAAATCGATGTTGTTGACTCTCTTGTCAACGCTTTGAGTCAAGCAATGTTTTACTTTGATGATTTTTCAGAGTTTAACAGTGATATTGAGAAGTTTAAAAGAGCATCAGATGAAGAAAGACTACAAGATGGCGTCAGAAAAGGTTTTATAGATAAGGAGTTTATATGATATTTAAGACAATTTTTAACTTAATATGGCGTTATTTTGACGTGATTTGTTACGTTTTGGCTCTGATATTCATTAATATCGGGGTATTTTTATTACTCGGAAAAGTTGTTTGGATATCGACTGGTTTATCGGTGGCTTTGTTTGGCTGGCTTGCTGAAGCCATAGCAGATTCTAAAGGAGGTGGTAAATAATGCCGTTGTTTCATTCGAATTTTCATATTAGGGATTCGACAGCAGAGACTTCAATACCAATTGAATCCTGGACAAATATAATGGATTTTCTCAATCCAAAAAAAGGTCACTATGTAAGTGCCTTTAAAGCCTTAAGGAATCCTGATATTCATTCCATTGTTATGCAACTGTCTGGAGATTTAGCATCAGCCAAATTAACAGCTGATGCCACAAGAGCACAGGGAATTTTAGATAATCCTTCTGCAACTGCAAATTCTCGAACTTTCTGGGTAACAATGTTTGCTCAAATGATTTTAGGTGGTGAATCTTTCGCTTATCGCTGGCGTAATGCAAATGGCATTGACGCTCGTTGGGAATATTTGAGGCCATCGCAAGTTCAAACTTTTGAACTTTCTGACGGTTCTGGATTAGTTTATAACCTTTCTTTTGACGAACCGGATATTGGATTAATGCGAAATGTTCCACAGTCTGACATGATTCATTTGAGATATTTCTCAATGAATGCAATGACTGGATTCAGTCCGCTGTATTCGCTTGTAAAAACTTTAGATATTAAAAAGCAATCTGACGCTTTGACGTTAAAAGCTTTAGCACAATCAACTACTGCTGATAGCGTTCTTCAAGTGCCCGCAAAAGTTGATGATAAATATTCAATGGCGAGATCGCAAACTTTAGCAAAGCAATTACAAGCTTCTGGTGGTTTACCAGTTGTTTTAGCGGAGGGTGAGACGCTGACACCGTTAGAAATTAAGTCAAATATTGCTGGTTTGTTGAGTCAAGTTGATTGGACTTCTACACAGATTGCGAAAGCTTTTCAAGTTCCCAGTTTTATGGCCGGTGGAACTGGCGATGAACAAACTTCTCTGCCAGATCAATACAAGATTCAATACGGAAGCACTTTAAATCGTGATATGAACATGATTTTGAGTGAATTAAACAATAAATTGAATGCCGAAATAACAGCAGATATGAGAAAAGCTATTGATCCGTTTGGAAATGATTATGCAACTGCTTTGTTAGCAAGCAAAAATCTTACTGCTGATCAAGTTTCGTTTGCATTACAACAAAACGGCTATTTGCCTGACGGTATGCCAAAAGCTCCGGTTGCAACGACAACTACAACTACAAGCGTGGCAAACAATCCGCCACAGGAAGGAGAAGATGAGTGACAAAAATTATAAACGTAAAAGGCGATGTTGTTGATAACGAAACTGCATCTTTTTATGCTTGCTTTGACATGCCTTGTGTTAGCCCACAAAGTGTTCAAAATCAGTTGCAGCAAGGCAATCCCAGCGAAGATGTCGAAGTCGATATTGCTTCCAATGGCGGAGATGTTTTTGCAGCTAGTGAAATTTATACAATGCTAAAGTCTTATCAAGCTGATGTAAATGTTGTAATTCAAGGGCTAGCTGCTTCGGCTGCATCGGTTATTGCAATGGCCGGGAAAAATATTTCTATTTCACCAACTGCTCAAATTATGATTCATAAGTGTCTAGTTGATCCAGGTTTTTCTAATGCTGATGATCTTAGGACAACAGCAGGCGTGAATGACAATATCGATCAATCAATTGCTAATGCTTACATATTGAAAACTGGTATGAAGCAGTCTGATTTATTGCAATTGATGGCTAATACCACCTGGATGAATGCTCAACAAGCTGTTGATCAAGGCTTTGCCGATCAGATTTTGTTTGTAAAAGATAAAGAACTATCGGCAACAAATTCTGTTTCCCATATTCCAAGTAAAAAAGCAATTAATAAGTTTTTGAACTTGATGAATAAAGTAAAACCAAAAGACATGGATATGGGAAGTGATGGAAATGATGATAATGCCGACAATAATTTAATGCCTGCATTAAATCCGCTATATCCAGAAGGAACAGAAATAACTGTTCTTGCCGATCACATGCCAAACATGCAGGGTGCTGAAGGTGTTGTTAGACATGCCTATATTTCAAATGTTTATATTATCGATTATCAGCCAACCGATGGAAGCCCAGAAGTAACCGGGCATCGTTGGGTAACTGAAGATGAGATTGAAAATCTTGTTCCTGAATCAGACGGGCAAGATAATAAAAGCGCAAAAAAAGTAAATAAAAAAGAGAAAGAAAATCCAAAGGCTCAAATGCAACATGCGTTGAGTCTTTTATTTTAAGGAGATTTAAATGGAATCTACAATTAATGAACTTCAAATTGCTTGGGAAAAATCAGGACAAGCTGTAAGCGATGCCCAAAACAAGCAAATGAAAATGGCAATTCAAAACACTGCCGAGCCAGGAAAGTTTTCCGATGAGCAATTGTCCGCAGCTAAAAAGGATGTTGAAGACAAAGTTAAGGCTCGCGACTTTGCTAAAGACACTTTGGATGGTGCAAGAGCAAATGCAAAAGTTATTCAGCCTAAAAAGATTGATGGCGCTCCAGCAATCCAAACACAAGACAAAAAGAAAATGACTAAAGATGAATTTGTTTCAAACTTTAAGGACATTCTTCGTCATCCGAGCCATTACGAAAACATGTTGACTTCTTCAACTAGCGATGACTCATCGGCTGGTTTAACTATTCCACAAGACATTGAAACTGATATTCATACACTGATGCGTCAATACGCTTCTTTGGAGCCATTGGTTAATGTTGAAAATGTAAGTACACAAACTGGTTCTCGTGTAATTGAATCATTTGTTGATATCACTCCTGCTGATAAGCAGAGTGACCAAAACACTGACGCTGTTGAGAGTACTTATCCAGCAGCACATCAAATTTCTTATAATATTGCCGACTATATTGATCTGTTCTATGCGGCCAACTCGTTGCTTAATGATTCTTCTGAAAATGTGCTTGCATGGCTTGAACAGCATATCGCCCGCAAGAGTGTTGTTACTCGTAATAATGCAATCATTTCGCAATTGTCTGCTGTACCGAATAAGCCAACAGTCGCTTCTTATGACGATATTATTGATACGATTATGAGCCTTGATACAGCCCTGCTAACCGGTTCTAGTGTTCTTATGAACAAGTCTGGATTTACTAAGTTACGTAAAGTCAAGGATGCAAATGGCGATTATCTTTTGCAGAGAGATGTTTCTCAAAAAGGCAGCTGGATTCTTGATGGTGCTTATCCGATTAATTATGTTGAAGATCGTTGGCTTCCGTCCGGTGGTACTGCTGCTTCACCGGTATTCCCATTCTATTTTGGAAATTATAAACAGTTGATTACTATTTTTGACCGTCAGGCTTTGAGTATTGACTCATCTACTCAAACTGAACAAGCCTTTAAGCGTAATCAGACAGCTCTTCGTTCAATCGAAAGATTTGATACAAAGACTGTTGATGGTGATGCTGTTGCGGCTGCTTCATTTACTTCAATTGCTGACCAACCGGCTAAGATCGTTGTTCAATCCGCAAGCTAATTAATTTATAGTGACAATGGCTAAACATTCAAATGGGGTGAAAAGCCCATAGAAAGGGTTGTTAATGACAGTTCAAATAGCAGATTTAAAAAATTCAGTGCGTGTTGATGTTGAGACCGATGATGATCTTCTTACTGGTTATTTGTCTGCTGCTATTGTTTACTTAAAAAATGCCATTGGTGCAGATGATGACAAGAACACGTTTTATTCGCGTCCTGATGTATCCCCGTTATTTGATACGGCCACAATTGCTCTTGCAAGTGCGTATTATTCAAACAGAGATGCGTTAACAAATGTTTCTGCCGTTCCTGTGCCGTTGGTTTCCGATAGTATCATTTATCAATTACGTGCAATGTGGGAAGAATGGCAGTTGTCTTTGCCTACTGCTTCTACAGGTGAAGATAATGGCGATTAACTTCATTCAATTCAACAAACGTGCTGATCTAGGCACAAGTACAGACGGAAGAAATCCTAATACTGGTAATCCTTTAAAAACTTTCAATAAACAGTTTTCTCGGTTTTGTGCAGTTCGTACTCGCACAATGAACCAAACTTATCAATTAACTAATTTCAATATGCAAGATACAGTTGATCTAATTTTTAGACACGACCCTTTGATTCAATCTCTTTTAAAGATTCAATTAGACGGTATTGTGTATGACATTATTTCAATTTCACCAGATGAGAGTTTTAACCTCGATCCATATGACATTGTTACTGTTAAAAAGAATACGCAGATTGGAAGGGCAAGCTAATGTCTGATAGTGATTTATCTTCGCAAATGGAAACATGGGTTAAAAATATTGCTAATGCTGCAACTCTTTCTGTTGATGAGCAAACAAAAATCAATAAAGCTGGTGCAGACGCTGGCGCTAAGATTTTACAGCAGGCAACAAAAGATAAACATTATCGTAAGAGAAAAACCGGTGAAGATGTTCATCTTGCCGATTCTGTTAGTGCCGAAGCAAATAACGTAAACGGTGACAAAGATGGTAGTTCTGTTTTTGGTTTTACAGTTGATAAAGCTTATATTGCTAGGTTTTTAAATGATGGCACAAAGCATATCAATGGCGATCACTTTGTCGATAACGCCAGAAAAGAAGCTAAAGGCGCTATGGAAGAAGCCAAAGAGAAAGAATACAAAGAAATTATGAAAACAAAGGGGGCAAAGTTTTAATGAAAGCTGTTGATATGGCAGCTCAAGTAATTAACGTTGCCTCTCTTTCATGGATTGATAACTTGTATTTGGATTTTATTCCTGAAGATGATTTAAAGAACGAAGATCAATCCGGCAACAACGTTACTGATTGTTTACTTATAGGCACTGACAATTCTCCCACTGGGTGGGGTAACGATAAATTTTCTCAATTATCAAAAGCTGTAGAAATACAGCTTTTTTATTCGCTTAATTTCAATCTTGATACCGATCAATGTGAAGTCAGTTTAATGAAACTCTTTTTAAACGCTGGTTGGCAGATAAATCGTCAAAGCGAAAGCCAAGACCCTGATACAGGTCAGGCTATCAAAACAATTTATGTATCAAAAATTATAAATATTTAGGGGGTAGCAAATGGCTACAGTTGGTTTAAAGTTAGTCCAATTTGGATTGATAGATAGTACAGGAAAGATTATTGCTAATGCAACAACTGGTTTATCAACAACCGGTCTTTATCAGGTTGATGATGGCGTTATTAGCGCTAAAACTGCGAATATTACGGGAATTGAAGTCGCACCAACACAAATTTATGGGAACAACAAGGTAGTTGATCTTTCAACCGCTAAAGGTTCACCATCAGTTGCACTTGATTTTAACGATCTTCCTTATGATGTTTTAAGTAAAATGCTTGGACGTATTTCAGACGGTAAAGGTGGCTACACAATTGGTGATAAGCCACGCCTCGCTATGTTGATTGGTACTCAAAGTTTGGATCGGAAAAATAACATTTACTTTGGCTTTGCTAATGGCCAATTAATCAATCCTGATTCTAGTAATGGAACTGATACCAATGCTGAAACTCGTGCCGATGACACGTTGACTTATACGGCCATTGGTGCAGATGCTTGGGACGGTGAAGCTATTAAAACTTGGTATGATGCTGATTCTACATTTGATCAAGCGGCAATGATGGCTGATGTGTTTGGTGGTTATATCTTGCCCAGCACTGGTCAGTAAGTTTGGTCTGACGATTAACGGTGTTCAAAACCAAACTCAATCTTATACTGTTTATGAACCTACGGTAGATCAATATAATAATGCTTCTTACATTGATCCCAATGGCATTTATAAGATTCAGCCAGATGCCGGTGATCCAATCTATATGCTGGGAACAACAGCTATTGATGTTGTTACTGATGAATCTGGAAACGTTATTTATAATCGGAATTTATTTTTGAGAACGTCTGGGCTAACAGCTCTAACTACGACTTCGTGGGCAACACTTATTGATACATCTAAAATTTTCAATCCGTATATAAAAACGCTTGGAAATATTAGTGGTTTAGTGATGAGCTTTATAACTAATATCCCATCTAACGCAACTGTTGGAGAACAAATTAGCTTACAACTAAAAGGGCAAAAAACAGGAGCCAACAATCAAAGTGGTGATAATTGGAATACCATCACGGGCTATGGGACATGTTTAATTTCAACAACCAATTTGGGTACACAAGTTAAAGTTAATGGACCTATTTCAATTGATACTAATGCTTCACATACGGCTTATCAAGATTGGAATGACGCGTTGAGCCAAACAGTTGCTATATATGTTAGAAGTGATTCTTCCATAGCTAGCGCTCCTGTTTCCAATTTTAAGTTATCTATCGGTTCTAATTCTAGTAATTGGTGTTTTGCACCTGAGGATATAATCACTGTTCAAAGCACTTCGACTTCGGGGGTAATTAGCTAATGACTGAAATAACATTGTGGGCATCTCCGAAAGATGTTTTCTTACAACAAAAACAAGCTGGTTTATTGCAAACTGGTTTAAATGCTTATCTAGTTAATACGGCTTATTTTACTTCTGTTAAAGCTGTTAACAGTATTGTTCTTGATGATGGCAGCGTGAGTTATTACCGTAATCTTTTGATTGAAAGCCAAGTGATTGATGGATCGCTAGCTTTCGTTGGCCAAGCAAACACAACCTACAAACTTATGCACTGGTATTCAATTGAAGATTCAACTGCTGTCACTGACGATAATCCAACTGGTATAACTGCAAAATATGATGTATCTGATATTCAGACTGATGGGGACGGTAAGGCAACCATTGCTATTGACTTGACTAATGGCCAATGGAAAATCGCTGTTCAGGAAGCATCTTATAGTTGTTCACCAGAAGATGTCTTAGGTGATGATTTTTACGGATAAGATTGATTTTTAAATTAATTAAATAAAGCGAAGAAGGCTTAAAACTTCCTGACGGGTTGAGATGCCCGTTTTTTGTACATAAATTTAGGAGAAATTATGAAAATATTAGTTAAAGAGTTTCAAGAAAAACCTTTTGAAGTACCATCCTCAAACCGTAATGTAAAAAAATCATTGAAGATTCAAATCAGTATGAATGAAGCGGATGACATAAAAGATAAAAGCCCGCTTGAAATATTTAAAATACGGGAATCCAATCTTGATGAAATGAAAATATTTATTGTTGAGACTTTGAGATTAAATCCAAAACAGATTGAAAAATATGATGATCTGGATGTTTATAGTCAAATTCCTTCAATTGCCGGTCATATAAGTGGCCGCCTGTTAGGTGTTCCGGAAGATGTATTTCAAAAATCCGTTGAAGAAGCAGACAAAGCAAAAAAATAAAAACACCCAGCGAAAGGGTGTTTAAATTAAAAAATCAATTGGAAGATTTTAACTTATTTGCTAAAAATTCTATGCAGTATTGGCACTGGGGATTAGATGAGTTTTTTGATACCGATTATTACGAATTAATGGAAGTAATGAATGCTAAAAAACCGGAAGATCGTGTGCAAGATCCGATGAAGTTATTTAACGCAATTAATGGAAAGGGGTAATTTATGTCAGACAGTAAAGTCTCTGGTGAAATGGGAACCAAAGTAACACTAGATGGTTCTCAAGCAATTGAAACATTAAAAACATTAAAGACCGCTGTTAGTGAAACTACTTCTTCCTGGAAAGCTCACGAAGCGGTTTTAAAGTCCAGTGGCGATACTCTTGGAGCTGCTGAAGCCAAATATAAAGGTTTAAGTGATACTGTTGAAAAACAAAAATCAGTTCTAGAGCGTTTAAAGTCCGAACAAAGTAGTTTAAATACAACTACCAATGAAGGCCAGCAACGATATTCTAGTTATCAGAAGCAGATTGATAATGCCACTACTAAATTAATTTCGTTAACTAATCAACAAACTAAGGCAAAAAATGCTTTTGAATTACAGAATTCCGGCATTTTAAAACTCAATGATTCGATTAAACAATCGGTCTCTGTTACTAATTCCTATGTTGAAAAACTAAAAGCCGAAGGTAATGAAACAGAAGCCACAAAGACTAAGATCAGTGGTTTAAAAGATGAGCAATCTAAATTAAGCGAGTTGTATTCAAAGCAAAAAGAAGAGCTTGATAAATTAAAATCGGCTGAAGGTGATAACTCTGAAGCAATTGCTAAACAAACCGTTCGAGTTAACGAAACAGCCACTAAGATGGCTCACGCCACTAGTGAAGCTAAGGATTTAAGAGAACAACTGGATAAAAGTTCTAGTGACGGTTTTCTTAAAAACACAATTAGCAAACTTGATTCTATGAATGAAAAAACCGATAAGGCTGATCATTTATTTGCTAAAATCGTTGGCGCTCACTTAGTCGCTTCTGGAATCACCAATGCTTTTCAATCGATAACCAATCATATTAGTGCTGCCGTCGATGCTGGTCTTGATTATGATAAAGAACAACAGAAAATGGGTGCTGTCTGGCTGACCTTAACTGGTAGTTCAGGCGCAGCTAAAGCAATGGTTAATACCATTAATGATTTATCCGTTAAGACTGGGCAAGCCACTGATACAGTCAATGAACTAGAACAAGGTTTTTATCACTTGCATTCTAGTAAGACTGAATCTGATGAAATGACTAAGTCAATGCTAAACATGGCTGATGCCGTTGGTTTAAATAGCAGTCAAATTCAAGCTGTTACTCAAGATATGGTTAACGGCCTGTCTCGTGGTAAAGCTAACGCCGGAATGTTAAACCAGATTTCGCAATACTTCCCGATGTTTCGTGAGAACTTAGCCAAGTATGAAAGTGATGTCCACAAGGGCGCTAACATCACTGTTGCTGATTTAACAACAATGGCTAAAAAAGGCGAAATATCTGCCACTGATATCGAAAACGTATTTAATCAATTAGGTTCTGGCAAATACGATAAAGCCGCTTCTAATATGCTATCTACTATGGTTGGAATGGAACGTACTATCAAAGCACGTGTTCCGGCTTTGATTGGCGATATTGAAAAACCAATCATGAATGCACAGAATCCGATTTATGCCGGAATTGCCAAGTGGGTATCTGATCCAAAAGTAAGTGATGAATTTACTCAAATTGGTGTATCGGCTGAAAAAGGTTTCAACACGATCACAGCTGCCTTTTCAAAAGCTTTTGATTTAAAGTCTGTTCCAAATACGATGAATGATTTTTTGGATAAATTGTCCAAAGGAATTATTGATGTATCTGATGACATCGCTAAAAATGCTCCTGAAATAGTTAATTTCTTTAAGTCCGTTAAGTCGTTTGGATCACTTGGTTTCGATACGATGATTCAATCGCTCGAAATTGTTAATGCTTTATTAAAACCGTTTCTTGGTTTAATTGCTGATCATCCAAAGGCCGTTGCTAAATTTGTTGCAAGTGCATACCTGCTTTCAAAGGCTTTTTCTGCAATCAACCTTAGTGTTGGTTTTGTTAATACTACACTTAAAACTTTTAATAAGATTAGTGATGCATTTAATTGGGCTGCTAAGGTTCTAGGAATTAAATCGGCCACAAGCGCAACTAAAATTGAAACGCAGGCAATCATTGACCAAAACGCTGCGTTGGCAGAAAACAATAAACTATCTAGTGGGACAACTAGTGTTTCCAAAGGTGCTAGTTCTGTTGAATCAACGGCGGAAAAAGATACCAGCAAAGTTGCTTCAACCGTTGAATCTGACGCTGGAACAACTGCTTCAACTGATGCAGTTACCGCAATTGATAGTTCACTTTCAAATAAGTCTGCTCTTTCTTCAATCACTAAAGCAACATCTGGCATTGCAGGGAAGATTGTTGGTGCCTTAGGTATTGGCGTTTCTGCTTGGGATGCTTCAAGCAGTATTGGAAAAGCTCTAGCAAGTGGCAAAAAGTCTGATCAAGTGTCAGCCGCTTCTAAAGGAATTGGAACAACTGCCGGTGCTGGAATTGGTGCAGCAATTGGTTCTGTTGTTCCTGGTATTGGAACACTTGCTGGAGCTGGTATTGGATCGGCAATAGGTGATTCGCTTGGTTCTAGTAAAACAGCTAAGAAAATGACTGCTAATTTTCCAAAGACAGCCAAGAGCGTTGCTTCAACTATCGCCAAAGAGATTAATGAGCAATCTGGTAAATATACTGTTAAATTGCCAAAGATTTCAGCAAAGACTGCATATAAACAAGTTGATTCTGCACGTGAATCCGAGTTAAAAAAGATCTATAAAGATGATCTTGCTGGCTTAAAGGAGAAAAAAGAGGCGGGCGCGCTTTCAGGCGCTCAGTACAAAAAAGATGTTGCTAGTGTTAAACGTAGTTTAAAAAGCATCAACTTAAATGAAAGTACGAGTGCTGCTGAAAGAACTGCAATTGGTTCTAATTTTGCTAAAAAACAGGCAAAGATAGAGCAATCAACTGGCAATACTATCAAGGGTATTCGTGCTAAATTCAATAAAGAGATTAATGAAAATGAAGGCAATGCATTAGCTCAATCAGAGTTGCGTCAAGAAGAAAACGCGAAGATTTCAAAAGCTACTGCTAATGAAAAATCTAAGATAGCAAAGCTGGCATCTAAATCAATTTATGCCACTATCCAAAAAGAAGACCAACTTTATGATAAGCAAAGCGATACTATTTCAAGTAATTCCAAAAAGCAAACTGATATTTTAAAAAAACTTAATGCTGATAAAGGTAAATTAAGCACTGCTCAATTAAATAGTGCAATTAAGGATGCTAAAAAGGAATCTGAAGAGCTAGAATCAGAAGCTACTAAACGCTATAACACTCAAATGAAGATAGCGCAAAAGCAGGAAACTGCTCTTGAAAAAGCCGCTACCGAGACCCGCAAGGGTTCAATTGCTCAAGCTAAACAGAAGTATCAAGAAACTAAAAACACTATTGAACAGGAATATCAAGGTACATCTGCAACTGCTGTTAAGGAACGCAAAAAGTTAATCGCCGAAGCTGAAAAGACGAAAACGGATTCTACCAAATCAGCATGGTCTAAATATCACGATGATGTTAACTATGCTGAACAAGAATATTCAAAAACTGAAACCGCTGCATCTAATCAGGAAAACGCTGTTAAAAATCACGCAAAGAATCAGTACAAGGCTGTTAAAAAGAATGCTGATGATCAAAAGACGGCTGCTTATGAAGCTGGCCACGATCAACAACAAAAAGTTACTGAAGCAGCCCGCGAGCAAGAATCAGATGTTACTGGTTTTGCTGACAAGCAGCATAAGAATGTTAAGAAGGCTGCTAGTGATCAAGATTCCGATGCTAAAGGCTCTGCTGATGACCAAAAGAAAAAGACTACCGGAGCAGCGCATGATCAAGCCCAGAGCATTAGCAGTTATGCCACCAAACAAGCTAATAACTCAATGTTTGCTACTAGCAAGCAGGCTGGAGGCACAACCAATATTTTTAATGGTTTAGGCAAGTTCTTTAATGGATTAGTTAAACCCTTTGGCATAAAGGCTATTAAACTTCAAAATGACAGCTTTAATTATGATAAGTTGTCGACTCCTGCTGTTTCAACTGGTGGTGCAATTACAAAATCTACACCAGCACTTGTTGGTGAAGCCGGTGTTGAAGCAATTTATAAACCATATTCTGGCCAAGTTAGTTTTGTTGGTACCAATGGTGCACAGATGGTTCAATTGCATGCTGGCGATCAAGTTTTAAATGCTAAAGATACCTCAAAATTATTCTCTGGAAATTATGGAAAAAAGTTGCCTGGTTATGCAACTGGCACTACTGACTTATCATCGTTTATCAGTGAAGTATCAAAAGGCGCAACTAACATTTGGAATAACATTTCATCTGCAGCTGAAGATACTTTAAGTAAATTAACTAATCCAATCAAAACTTTAACATCATTGACTGAAAAAACTTTTGATATTACTTCAGTAGCTGATGTTGGAACTGCTGGGCAAAGTGTTTCAAAAGGTATGGTTGATAAATCAGTTAGTTCTATTGGTAATTTCTTAAGCAAGTTAGTTAAAGAGGCCGGTGATTATGGTTCATCAAGTAATCCTACTGGTTCTGGTGTAACTCGTTGGAAGTCGACGATTGAAAAGGCGGCTGCTAAAATGCATGTTAATTTAACCTCTGCTGGCATGACAGCTGTTTTAAAACGAATCAATCAGGAATCTGGTGGAAACGCAACGATTGTTAATAACTGGGATTCAAATGCTGCTAAGGGCACACCATCAAAAGGCTTATTGCAATACATTCAACCGACCTTAGACTATTGGGAACCAAAAGGCATCACAGCTAATATTCTTAATGGCTATGATCAATTACTTGCTTTATTCAACGATAGTAATTGGCTAAAAGATATCAGTGTTAAAGGTGGTTGGGGTCCAACTGGAATGAAAAAGTTTGCCTTTGGCGGCTTTACGGACACACCGGCTATCTTTGGCGATGACGGTCCTGAAGTCGCCATTCCTTTGGATTTAGATAAAAATTCAAGGGCTGTGGAGTTACTAAACGAAACAAACAAACTTGTTAATAGCCGTTCGGTTAATTCTGGCCAAACATCTTCTACTACTGATACGAGCAACTTAGAAGCGTTGATGACTAAGTTAGTGCAACTGTCAGCTGGCCAATTAACAGAAACGCAAAAGAGCAATCAACAAATTGATGATATCTCTCTTAATAAGATATCTAGAAACATGGTAAATAGAGGAATTAGGAGTTATAGAACATGATCGGGAGTATGTTTCAATTAACAAATGCAAAAGGCGAGACCGTTGATATACAGACTAATTCTTTGCGTGCTTATACTCCAACTGGTTTAGGTACACAATATAACAACACCTATACTCCTTTTGGAGCGACCTTTATTAGAACATCGCATCTGCCAATTGACCCCACAAGTTTGCCCGTTCAATTTTATCTTCAATTTGGTGACGTTAGCAGTCAAAGCTATCAAACATTCTCGGATTTTGCTTCTTTTCTTGCTTATGAGCCATTAACGCTATCTTATACAACTGATTCTGGTACATGGTATAGAGACTGCAACGTAGAAAGCTTAACTAAAACTGAAATAGGTGGAAGTTCCATTATAGCTGCTGATAGATTAAATGAAATAATTATTTTTGAGTTTATTAATCCTTGGTACAATAACTTATCTGCCGTTTATCAAGGATATAGTGATGACCCGAATTTAGGAACGTATGGAAAAATATATGGTGGTACACAAGGAGTATATGTTTATAATCCCTATTACGTTTATATTGAGTCTGGCCGTAATTTAAACCAAAAATCAATGCTTGTTTCAAATGATTCTGAATATAACGGTTTGCAAAGTGGGTCACCCGCATTAATTGAAATTGATGGCCCATGCACGATTAATCCAAGCTGGAAAGTCGTACAAGATGGTATAACGGTTGCTTCTGATGGTTTTCTATTAACTTTAAGCAGTAACCAAAGACTTCTTATTAGCTCGTATCCAAATGATCAATACGCTCGGATTTATAATCCAGATAATTCTTATTCTGATGTTTCTCAATATCAAGATTTTACAAAAACAAATTATGTCTTAATTCCGGAAGGTGATTCAACGATTGTATTTTATGTCGACCAGACTGCCGGCGTTCAGTTTACTTTTAAAGAAGAAAGGATGCTGGTATGAGTCTTGCTTTACAAGTGACAATTTTAGATGCTAATAGTCTTCAAATTAAGGGAATTTATCCAGCTTTAAGTTATGATATATTTTACGATTATGTTGATAACAGCACCTCGACTTTAGTTCTTAATGATAACGGAACAAGCCAGTTAGGTGATTATGTAGCTGTTAAAGTTCAAAATACAAACACATTGTTATATTTTGGAATGCTAAGTGACGTTCAAATGACTGATGATGCGAACACTAATACATTGACGGCCGTTGATATTAGAAATGTTTTAAATGGAGATATTATTGTTACTGCTAAAACAGGGACAAGCCGAGAATCACATTTAATTAAATTGATAAAAAATTATATTGCTTCTAATTCTTCTACCAATCTCTTGTCCTTTGGCTTATCGAATTCTACTAACACAGCGTTTACATTAACTAATTCCGATACAATTGACACTTATAATTTTGTTGATTATATTACCAGGTGTTTTACACTACAGAATATTGTAATGAGTATTAAGTCGCTCGCAAAAGGGGCATCGTCAAATGGTGTTCCTTTTTATTATCCTGTGATTGATGTTCATAAAGTTTCTAACACAATCACTTTAAAGAACAATATTGCCGCTTTTACTGGTTGGACAGTGGATGATAGCCGATTGTTACGTGGGTATGCCAACGAACTTTGGATCGTTGACCAAGCAAGTACGGATATGGAAAATCCAACCATACTTAGTAAGTATTGGCTGCAAAAAGACGGCACTATTGTTAGCTCGATTAATAGTAATGTTATTCAGCCAACCCAAGTAGTAATTTCTCTGTTTGATAAAACTGCCACGGACAATCCGACATATGCAGCACTGGCTGATGAAACCTTAACCGGCAACGAATATAGTCATCAGATCCAATTTCCGATGCCGATTCAAAATAATTTTTTCAGTATTAGCCAACTTGAGATCGGTTTACTAACAAAAATTTATTATGTTCAGACGATTAACGGCAAAAGCAATACAACAATTTACAACAGTGTTTTAAGTGCTTATGAAATAAGCAGCGATAGTAACGAAATTATCTTAACCTTTGGAAATTTGCGTTCAAGCGCTAAAGACGTATTTAGTAGTTCAGATTAGAAAGGAGATTTATATGAGCATAACAATGTACCAAGCCGACAGAAATTTTGTCAGCCCAGCTAATGATGCGGCCCTTTACAGTGCAATTTTAAGTAATACCAGTGGGGTTATTGCAAATCGCGGCAATAACTTCGCTTTAACAGTTAATGGATTGGTTGTATCGATTGATACAGGTCAAGCAGTTATCGGCGGACGATTAGTAGAAATAACTGCTTTAGAAAGTGTCACTGTCCCAGCTAATTCATCAGGCAGTATTTGTTTGGTTGTTGATCTAACAAAAACCAATACCACTACTGGAAATGCTGGAGATTCTAGTTATACGGTAGCAGTTAACCAAGTTTATACCAGCGCTGTTACTGGAGCACTGACACAGGATGATTTAAATAATGGCGGTTTCATTTATGAATTGCCATTAGCGTCCTTTGTTTCCACTGCCACCGGTGTGACTCTAACTTCTATTACAGGATATTTAAACGATACCGGTTGGCTATCTTTGCCAAGCGCAAGTGGTCTTATCTTTGGTAGTGGTGGATTTTTGGATTATCGAGTTAGAAACAACGTTGTCTATGTTAAGTTACAGGGCTTAGATACCGGTTCTACAACTAATTCCAATCAGATTGGTACAATTCCAGCAAAATATGCACCAAAGAACGCTTTTATGACTGCTGGCATGGATGATTCATCGGGGACTCCATATGGAATTGAATTACATGTGCAAACTACTGGCCTGATCTATGCCAATTATGTTTCACCACATAACGGTGGTATCGGTGGTACAATCACATATCCATTGGGGTAAATAAATAGGAGGGAATAGATATGCCATGTCAGAAAATGATGGGATAAATGTTACGAAGATGTTGATGGATATTCAACAGCGGGTGACAAGAATTGAGGAACAAACGAAAGACACGCAAAAGTTTGGTGAACGTTTAGATAGCTTAGAAGACAAGGTTGGTGAACATGAATCGCATTTCAAATTCCTTTATTGGAGTTTAAGTGCCGTTTGTGTTTTTTTATTTATCGGTGTTTTAGCACCTTTAATTGTTGACTGGCTAGCTAAGATTGGGAGATTAAATTAATGTATAAAGCCGAAAGAAAACAAGTCCAAACAATTAATAAGCCAATCTATCAATTAAAGAAACAAAACGTTGAAAACTATCGGGCTAATTTAGAGAACTATGTTAAAGAAGTTACTCTGCTAGCTTTAAACAAATTAGAGAAAGAACAGATTACTGAATATCACGGCAGTCTTGATAATGACGAGTTGGGAGAAAAATTAAAGCATCCACCAGTTTTAGGCGATTTATCCCTACCAGCTTTCTTTGGCCAGGGCAGTGATATCGATAAGGACAATGCCCCAGAGACAGTCGATCTGCCTTATGGCTATCTTTATTTTTATAGAGACCTGAATCAAAAGACCTATACAATTGCTTTTCATCTTGAAAAACCGGATACCTTTAATCCTTACCTTGATGCCAAAAAGACCTTTAAACAGGCTATGCCGGCAATCTTAAGAGACAACGGCCTGATTACGACCGGTATTTTTTCGTGGTTTAGAATTCTTAGTCCTTTTTTAAAACTTTAGGGGGTGATTAAGTGAAACAATTTAATATTTTGAAATTTATATGCAGCGCTGGATTATTTCTCTTCAGCGTTTTTATTTTGGAGGTAATTTTCAATTGAAAAATAAAAAACTAAAAACAATTCTGATGACAGTTGCAGCTTTATCTGTATTTGCTGTTGGTGCACCAGCCTTTGCTGCTAAAGGCGACCAGGGGACCGATGTTTCTAAATACCAGAGTTTAGCTGGCCAATTTGGTTATAGCAAGGATAAGTTTACCTTGTCTCAAATTGGTCAAATTTACCAAGGCAGTTATAACCTTGAGACTAACTCTGCTGGTACTTGGACGTATCCAACACAAGTTGCTTCAGCGATCGCAGCCGGCAAATATGCCCACACTTATATCTGGGCACAGTTCGGTTCTTCGATTTCTAGTGCCGAAGCTGGCATGAATTATCTGCTTCCAAAGGTTCAAACCCCGAAGGGCAGTATTGTCGCTTTGGACTATGAAGCAGGAGCAACAGGCGATAAAGAAGCCAATACCCAAGCCATTATCAAGGCCATGCAGATGATTAAAGCTGCTGACTATACGCCAGTTCTTTATTCAGGCGCTTACTACATGAAAACTTATATCAACACAGCCGAGATTGGAGCTAAGTTTGGAACTTGCCTTTGGGTTGCATCATATGCCACCAATGATGTTAGTTCTGCACCTAACTACAACTACTTCCCGTCAATGGATTACGTTTCTATTTGGCAATTCACCAGTAACTATGTTGCGGGTGGACTAGATGGGGATGTTGCATTAACTAGGATTACTGATAACGGATATTCTGGAAAGACGACTTCATCAACAGGTGCTACGGCTGTTGTTCCTAATACATCGACTGCAGCAACCAAGGCTGGTGCTACGGCCAACAATACTTATAAGTCAAGCATTAGTGCTGGTTACACCGTTAAGGTTAACTTGTCGGCTTCTAAATGGGCAACCGGCCAATCAATCCCGAGCTGGGTGAAAGGCAAATCCTACAAAGTAGCGCAGGTTTCAGGCAGCAATGTCTTGCTTGCAGGTATCAATTCCTGGATCAGTAAGAGTAACGTTGAAATTCTGTTAACAAATGCTACTACGGCAAAGCTAACAAGCTCCACTACTTCCAGTTCGTCCACCTATACGGTTCAAAGTGGCGACACGCTTAGTGGAATCGCTGCTAAGTATGATACGACTTATCAGAATCTAGCTTCTTTGAATGGTATTGCTAGCCCGTACATTATTATTCCAGGAGAGAAGCTAAAGGTTATTGCTGCAGCTGCTAGTGCTGCCAGTTATTATAAAGTTGCTTCTGGTGATGCATTATCTAGTATTGCCAGCAGATATGGCACCACGGTCGCCAAGCTTGTTTCGTTAAATAGTTTAAAAAATGCCAACTATATTTATATTGGCCAAACACTAAGGGTTAAATAAAAGGAGAGAAATTATGAATCTATCAAATATCGATGTTGCCGCATTAATTATTATTATCGCCGCCGTCTGGTTTGTCGTCCAAAGCATCAGTGCTACTAAACTGCCGAACAAGTTCCTGCCATTAGTATCAATCGTAGTAGGAATAGTTATTTCTGTTGCTTATTCCTATTTAAGTACTAAAAACATTCAATTAGAACAGGACTTGTTCTTTGGTCTCTTTGCTGGTTTTTCTGCCTCTGGTCTAGACGACACCTTGACGAAGTCTGTTTCCGGACTGATCAATAGTTTTGTCGGCATCCTAGTCTCAAAGGCAGATACTTCTGTAAGTCCTGATACGACTACTTCAACAACTAAATAATGTTTTACAATGTGTATGGATACTAGCAATGAGGTATCCGTTCATAAACATCTCTATTGAAAACACCCACTGGCTATATGCTAGTGGGTGTTTTTTTGTGTTTTAGTAGCTTAAACCTTTAAAATGAAATTATGAGTTTTTTATGCCAGATAATAGGGATTATTCATGTTAGTTGAAAAGAATTTACAAGAGGATTTGCAAAATAGAGAGAGTGAAATTATAACAAAGTCGTTCTCAATAATAGCTATTGTTATATCAATTTGTGCGATGCTACAGGGCGTTGGAATCGGCAATAATATATTAAATATTATTCAAGCTCTTGTTACTTTAATCGTTTATTTGCAAGTAGGAACTTTTAAAAAAATCAATATTTTATATTTGTTTGCAATACTTTTTTCTTTTATGATTGTATTAATTAACCATGCACCATATATGTTCTCGGCTTCAATGATGTTAATGATTATGGCTATTTTAGACCAAAATTATGATATTGATTATCATCGTGTTTTAGTAATATATGTTAAAAGTTGCATAGTTATTTTTTCTATAATTGTTATCTCTTATTATCTTTTTAATTTTAATAATCATGACGTGACAATGTGGCGCATTAATAAAATGATTTATCGAAAGTCCATAGGATTTGACCAGCCTAATGTTGCCATGATGGAATATTTAGGAATTATTTTGGGAGCACTGGGTTTGATTAAAGAAAAAAGAAAATTATCATTAATATTTTTAATGATAATTACATATTTAATTTATACTCAGACCATATCTAGAACCTCAACGATTTTAATTATATTATCCATTATTTTACTTTTTATTTTAGGAAAAAAGGCCGATAATTTCATGCCCAATTTTTTGGCTAAAATTGTCTCTTTAACTCCTATTTTTTTAATGGGAATATCATTATATGTTTTGCTTCATCCATATAGCGATCAACTTAACACCATAC